CATAAATCCCTTAACAATGTAGTACCACCAAATAAATGGCAGACTAATCGCCAGGAAACGAGATCACTTGCATCTTTCAGATCTAACGTTGCGTACATCGACGGATTCGCCGATGCGTAGCGAGCTAGACGCTGATTGATGGTTTGATCCCTGAGCGATACGGACCGAACTCGATCCTCCCCTGGCCAGAACGACCAGAAGCATGGATGGTTCAGTACGCTCTCCTCAATACCCTCTAGAATTGCTTGTTGCATCCATACGGCCGAGGCCATATGGGGAGCGACAAGCCGAGGCCCTCGCACGTCTTTTGGGACGCACGCGAGGCGACAACTGCTCTCCTTCGAGTCGAAGGGGGCTACAGTTTCGGATTGCGGAGACGGCTTGAAGAAGTCGGGAAACCTCTTCCACACTAAACCAGGAACATCGCGTTCCAGGTACTCATACTTCTCGAAGAGAAGCCGGTATCTGTAATAGCTAGTCCCTGGCCCGTGGCATGGTTTCCCTATTTGGTAGCCTGCGGTGACGTGGCGGATAAGTTGGTGAGCGAGAGCGAGAACTCTTCCGAGTTTGCTTTCACCCCAGCCGACCCTAGCGTCATGGCGCAGCCGCCAACTACTAGCGCTATCGTTGCGAGCAACGAAAGCATCAATTGCTTCTTCATGTTGATTAGAGGAACACGGCGCGCGCAATTTGTAGACCCACTTAAGGGCCATACGCAGATCGCGCACATAGCCGGCAACCTCGTCGTCATCCATGTTAGGCGGATTATTATCCAGACGGGCCAGCAAGCTGGCGTCATCAATATAACTTTCAACCGTACACAGAGCGTCGAGGCCACCGACAGGGTAGCCGTGTCGAGTGGCAAGAATACTTTTCAACGCATCTGACAGATCCTGTTTTAGATCGTTCATAACTGATATGGTTATTATGGTGTTACAAGTCTCCTAACCACTTAGTCGGGCCTTTAAATGGCGTCCGTTTTGATATCGTTAAGGAAGCCTTCGATAGCCTGCCACGCAACCAGCGTGGAGTAGGGCGCATCGAGAGCAGATACCGGAGCGATAGACGGGCGTGTCACAGTCAAGGTGACCGACACAGGCGCCACAACAGCTACGCCGTTCACCTGAACGGTCGTATCCACTTCGACCTTGCGCGTCGTACGGGTCACCGGAGCTTTGCCTTTCGGCGAAACCTCCATATGTGCCGTGACGATACGGGCCGGAGTACCATCGAGAAGTCCAGAACGGACGTTCCCGGTTGGCTGTTGCGCAGTGAGCGTGAAGTTCACGCTCGAGATAGAGACTTGATTATCCATAGGTTTTGACTTTGTTCCCTTTTGAGGGAGGTTAGAACGTGGGCAAGTGCCACGATGAAACATCGGTCACGTAGCGTCCGA